TTGATGGCATTTTCTTAAATAATAAAGGACAGTTTATTATCAAGGAAGGAAATTCTTCACTCAACCCATCTAAACCAGATCCTGTAAGTGATGCTATTGCATTATCTTATTTGTATATACCTGCATACACAGAGTCTGGTAAGGATGTAAGAATTACTCCAGTTGATAATAAGCGTTATACAATGCGTGACATTGGTAAGTTAGAAAAACGCATTGAAAGGTTGGAATATTACACAGTATTAAGTGTTCTAGAACAACAAGCACTTAATATGCAAGTTATTGATGCTAGTGGTTCTAATCGTTTTAAGAGTGGATTTATTGTTGATAATTTTGAAGCACATAAGATTGGAGCTTTAACATCATTAGATTATAAGTGTGCTATTGATACACAACAATCTGTAATGAGAGCAGAATCTAAAGAAGATTCATTTAAATTAGAAGAGATTAATAACAGAGATGATCAAAGATCAATTTCTGGATATAATAAAACAGGAGATGTAATATCCCTTCCATATACAGATTTGAATCTTTTAGGAAATTCTTTTGCTACTAGAACAATTAATCCAAACCCATTTGTTGTTCTTCAATATGTTGGTGATTCATTTATTGGACCTAATGTAGATTCTTGGTATGATAATTCAACTGCACCATTAGTAACTGATAATAATACCAATTTGTATTCAATATTCCTTGCGAAAAGTAAGGTTAGAAATGCTTTTGCAAGTCTTTATAATTCATATAAAGTTAATTGGATTGGAGCAAATAGATCATTCTTTAATCTAGGATCTTTTGCTGATACTAATAGTAACTTAGCAGATTCAAGTGTTACCAATGCTTCTGTTTCTAGTTCTTCAAATATTAGTCCACATAATAATGAAATAGGTAAAGGTATTAGTACTAAGGGTGTAGGTTCCAATGTTGTTTCTACTTCTCTATCATTTTTTGCAAGAAGTATACCTGTTAAGTTTGTAATTAATCGTTTGAAGCCTAACACTAGAGTATATGTCTTTATGGAAGGACAGAATATTGCTCGTTGGGTAAATCCAGATACTAAGTATACTGGCATTGCTGGCAATTCTTTGTCTGCTTTCAATGGTTCAATTACTACTGATGCAAATGGTAATGCTAGTGGTATTATATTAGTTCCTTCTGGAAAAGCACCTAGAGAGAATACTAGTTGGACTGGTGATGTTGGTACTGTTTCATATGATGATTCATCAAATGAAGTTAGATTTACTACTGGTATTAAGACAATTAGATTTACTTCAAGTTCTACAGATTCAAATAAAGAGAATGTAGAAACTTATGCTGAAGTTAAGTACTATGCTACTGGATTAGTTCCTGAGAATCCTTCATCTATTATCTCTACTTCTCCTGCATTCTTCAAGTCTAATGAAGGAACTCAAGTAACTGATAGTAATACTGATAATCCAATTAGACCTAATCCACTTGCTCAGACATTTAAAGTTGAGAACTTTGATGGTGGTGTATTTACAACAGGTATTGATCTATTCTTCAACAAGAAGAGTACAGATATTCCTATTAGAGTCTATTTGACTGATGTTGATAATAGTAAGCCTGGTAAGAATATTATCCCAGGTACACAAAAGGTTATTACACCAGATACTTATTTGAGAGTTATTGCTAGTGCTACTCTTAGTGTAACTAGAGGAGAGAAAGTAACTGGATCATCATCTAATGCTTCTGGTCCAATTTCTAAAATATTTGATAAAAACAATATAGAAGTTATAGCATCAGCAGATGGTGTATATAATTTAACTAGTGATCAAGTTTATACATTTGCTTTAGATAATCATAATGGTGTATCTTTCCACCAAGATGAGAATTTATCAATTCCATCTCTTATTGTTGCTAATAATGCAAATAATACTACCAATACTGTTAAAATATCAAAAGATTCTGGTAGAGTAACAGATCTTAAGATAACAAATACTGGGTCTTCATATGATTCTGCTGTTATAACAATTGAAAGTCCTCAAAATCCTGGTGGTGGTACTGCAACTGCAACCGTGAGAGTATCTGGTGGTAACGTATATTATTCTGAATTAGTTCTTTCTGGATCAGAATATACAGAACCTCCTGCTGTTGTTATTGCTGGTACAGGTACTGGTAATGCAGGGGCAGTGATTGAATCTGTAATAACAATTGATAGTCCAGCAGTTAGAATGGGTGTGGCAGTTGATGACACTACAGGTAGTGTAGTACAGTCTACTACACCTACTAGATTTGCATTTGATCATCCTGTATATTTACAGAATGATACTGAGTATTCTCTTGTTCTTGAAACAGATTCTATTGATTATCTTGTTTGGGCTTCTAAACTTGGTGAAACAGAAATTGCAACAAGTACAACTGTAACATCTCAACCTGCTCTTGGTTCTCTCTTTAAGTCTCAGAATACTAATGCTTGGACAGAAGATCTATTTGAAGATCTTAAGTTTACATTATATCGTGCTGAATTTGATATCACTAGATCAGCAGAATTACTTCTTACAAATGAGAATACTGGGTTTGAAACTCTTGACGTAAATCCAATAGTAACAAATGCTTCGGCAGAATCTGGTGCTACTTCTAGTTTGTTTAAAAATAATAATTATAAAGTTAAAGTACATCATCCTGATAATGGATTTGATGTAGATGGTGATTCCTATGTTTTCTTTAAGGGATCAACAGATGTTGGTGGAATTACAGCATCTTCAATAAATTCTACTTTATATCAAGTTACAAATACTGGTGTTGATAATTACGTTATTACATCTTCTACTAGAGCATCTTCAAATTCTATTGGTGGTGGTACAAATGTACTAGCATCATATAATAGAAAGTTTGAAAAAATTCATGCTATTGTTCCTAACTTATCATTTACACAAACTAGTATTGATGCATCTATTAAAACAACAAATATTAAACCAGTGGATGATAATGTAGGTACATTTACATCTTATAGTCAATCAGATTATGAGAAGACTTTCTTAAATGAAGATTTCTTCTTTATTAATCAGAAGGTAATTGCTTCTAGAATTAATGAATCAGTTAATAATATTGATAGATCTTTAACATATAAAATTAATCTTGCAAGTACAGTATCTCATCTTTCTCCAATTATTGATCTTTCCAAAGCTTCTATAAAAACTATTTCTAATAGGGTTGAGAATCCTATTGGACAAGAAGATAGATTTGGACGCAGAGATCAAATTCTTGAGTTTTATCCTGTTTATCAATTTACAGTTGAAAATACACATACACCAAGTAGCGTTGGAAGTGGTAATCCAACAACAATCAATGCTCCAGGAACTAGCGTAGCTACATTACAAACAATAACTGGTGTTACAAGTAATGCTTCTGGTTATATTGTTAAAGTTGCTGGATCTGAATTAACAGTAAATCTTAAGACTACTAATGTATTCCAACCAGGAGAGACATTAAAATTTGGTGATCAAACTTATTTAAATGATACTGGTACTGAAAAAGTAGCAGTTGCCGTAACCAATGATATATTAGAAAAAGTTCCTAACTTCCCTAAAACAGTAGCTATTAGTAAAATAACTGCAAGAAGTTCAGAAGGATTTGCAAATACTTATGATAATAAAATTGATGCTGCTATTGTTCTTTGGGATAGTAAAGCAGGTAAGTTATCTGTAACTAATAATAAGCAACCAATTGATAATGATTATACTAGTGTTGCAAACAGTAATACTGCATTAACAAGAAACGCCAATGTTGATAGTCAAGGAGCAGATATATTCCGTGTAGGTGATTTTATTTCTTATACAGGACAGGATACAAATGAAGTAGCATTTATTCAGGTATCTAATGTATCATATACTGATGGTGTTGATTATATCTCTGATGTTAAATCTAAGGATAGTTCTTCTATTGCTAAGTATGTAACAAAAGAAGTTGTAATTAACAATCCTGCAACAGGAATTAATGTCAAGATTACTGCTAATACAAGTGATATTAATAATATTGGCATCCTATATAGAATAAAGAAATCTTCATCACAAGAGAATTTTGATGATATTGAATGGGTATACTTTAATAGTACAGGTGTACCAGATGTTGATGTTATTGCTACTTCAGAGAATTCTGTTAGTGGTATTACAGAAAAACAATCATCATATCAAGAATTGACTTATAGCGTTGAAGATCTTCCTGAGTTCTCATCATTTGCAGTGAAAATTATTATGAAATCAAGTAACCCTGCTTTTGTCCCTAAGATACAAGATTTAAGAGCAGTAGCATCATACTAATTAGAGGATCAACAAAATGCCAAAGAGGAATGTAGCAACCAATTTTACCTTTGAACAGCAAAGACAAGAGATTAATCTCATTGCTGCTGATTTGTGGGATGGTGTTTTAGGAGGATCAAGTACTGATTTTAGTACTGTTGTTGGTTGGGGTGATCATAATCAAGCAGGATATCTTAAAGCAGATGGTACTGTAGCAACTACTGCTGCTTTTACTTTTGGTAATAAGATAATTGGTCCCTCAACATTTACTATTGAACCAACAAATGTTAATGGTACAGTTGTAATTGCTGGTAACCTACAAGTAGATGGTACACAGACTGCTGTTAACTCCACTACTATGGATGTAACAGATCTCAATATTACAGTTGCTAAAGGTGCTGCTAATTCCGCTGCTGCTGATACTGCTGGTATAACAGTTGATGGTGCAAATGCTACTCTACAATATGAAGATGGTAGTCCTGGTACTTGGGAGAGTAGTCTTGGATTTAGATTAGATGGAAGAAATGCTAGTGCTGGATTAAAATTAAATCTTGCTGGTTCTGCTGATTATCTTATAAAAGAAAGTACTACAGATGACATAGTTCAATTTGGTGGAACTGGAGCTGCTAATTTCTTTACTCATAATCTAAGTAGTGGAAATATTGGAATAGCAGAAGCAAATCCTTCCTATAAGTTAGATGTAAATGGTACTCTTCGTGTTACTGGTGATGTTAAAACAAGTGGTCTTCTTACCGTAGAGAATGACTTACCAAAAATAAAACTTATTGATAGTGACGCAACTGGAACTCCAGAGGCAATGATTGATGGATCAGGTGGTGATCTCTTTTTAGAAGTTGATAAAGATGATGAGAAAGGTTCTTCACTCTTTGGAATAAAAATTGATGGTTCAGAAAAATTCCGCATAACATCAGATGGTGAAATAAGAATTGATGGACCAACTTCTACTACTCATGGAATTAGATTTACTCCTAATGGATGGAATGGTTATCAGAACAGAATAGGTATTTGTGGATCTTCAGGAGCAGATTCCTGGTGGTCTAGTAACTGGAATCCTACAGATGGATCAAGGGATTCAGCTAATTATGCAACTAATTTCATAAGACATAATGTTAGTACGGGTTATCTTTCTTTTGGAACAGGAGGTGTTGATGAGTCTGCAACAGAAAGACTTCGCATCACAAGTGGTGGAGATGCCACGTTTAGTGGAGCAATCACATCCAACGGAATAACTCAATATCTTCTGCCAACAATGGCGAATGGCGGTCAACTTGGTTATGACGATGGCACAAAGAGTTTGAGATTTTATGCAAACTCTTCTACTGGATCCAGTGCCAAAATACAATTCCACTTTAATCAAAGTGGCACTGCAGCTATTACTTTTAACCAAGATAGTAGTGCTAATTTCGGTGGAGACATAAATT